CTAGCATATTCTATTCTATGGAAAACAACACACTGGGAGAAGCGGCCTTGATGCGAGTAATGGATATTGGTGAAGAAAACATTCGAGGTATGTTCCTATCTGAGCCCATAAGAAAAGGACACAGACGTAAGTTTAGAAGAGGATTTAATACCACTGCTAAACACAAAATAGATGCCTGTGCTAAATTTAAAGAGTTAGTTGAGAATAACAAATTAGAAATAAACTCTAAACCTTTGATATCAGAACTTAAAAACTATGTGGCCACAGGAGTGTCCTACAAGGGTAAACCAGGCGAGCACGATGACCTTGTATCTGCTATGCTACTGGCTACTAGAATGATGAAAGTATTAGCGGATTTTGACCCCAAAATATTCGAACGTTGGACTGACAGAACCACCGAATGGACTGCCCCAATGCCTATATTTGCCAACCTAGGTTCTTAATAAATACAGTATGATTTCAGCAAAAACGTCAAACGACCTATTCAATAAAGTACGAAGCAAGTTTGCCAACATTCAATTGGGCGACAGTATGGGCGGTGTAACTGCTAATCCCGGAGATGCTGTGTTTTTTGACTTTGAATTCAGTGAAAATTCAGACGAATTTGGTCGAGTTAGTATCAGTTTAGCCGATGGTGAAACTATGAAAGTGTTCTATAACAAAGGATTAGTGGAAAAATTAGAAGACGAAAACAAAACCAACTGGTATTCTTTCCTAAAAGAACTTAAAGACTTTGCAGTTGAGCATCAAATAGGCTTTGATGTGCGTGATATTACTAAGCCTAACCTATCACAACAGGATTTTAAGAATCTTGCAGATACTAACAAAACGGTAAATATAGACAGTATGTCGGAAGAATTAAACAGAATTACAAAATTAGCAGGTGTTGAAAAAGCAACAGCAACAGTAGCAGAAAGTCTAACAGGCACAAAGAAAAGTTCATATGAAAATTTAGATAAAACTAGATTAATTGTGAGACATTCTAAACCAGTTGAATCTGAAATGCCAGGTGCTAGAACAAGACACATTAATTCATTATACATCGAAAACGCAGATGGTGAGAGATTTAAGTATCCAGTGGTTCATTTAGCTGGTGCAAGAGCCATGCAAAGACACGTGGCTAACGGTGGATTACCACACGACGAATTTGGCGAACATATCATTAAAATGAGCGAACAGATTGCTCAACTTAATTCTTTTTCTAGATATGTTACTACCAAAGATCAATTGAATGATTCAGCAGGTGACATTATTGAAAAAGCCAAAATGAAATTAGAAACAATGAGAAAGTATGTTAAAGGACTTTCCAAACAAAAAAATTATGAATCAGTTAAAGCAAGTTTCCAACCTAGCACAATTGCTGAAATTGATGACGAAACTAAAAACACACTTAAAGATAAGTTTACTCTAAAACACTTTGATGAGAGAGTGGATCAAGTGTTACCTTTAATTAATTCTATTATGTCAGAATACGACGATGAAAAACCATTAAGTAAAAAAGATGTTGAAATACCTGCGCCAGTTGATGGTGGTGATGAAACACTTAAATTTTTAAACAGCGGTCAACCGTTGGTACTTAAAAAGAATCCGTCAGCAGATATGTTAACTTTTAGATCTGAATTTAAACAGAAAAAAGATATGTTAAGAACAGTGTTGATGGATATTGCAACAAGAATTTTACCAACAACACCAGAAACAGATACAATAGCAAATTTTGCATCAGCAATGGCAAACGATCTTGCTAAAGTAGGAGATGCTTTTGGCGATGTGAGCAGTAATACATTTAATAGAGATTTAAAAATTGCAGAAAAACTTGGAATTCGATATGTACAAGATATAGCCAAAATGAGGAAAGATCCAAACTACGCTGACACTGTGAGAAAAGATCCTCAAGATGTTAAAGCCAAAGTGGACCGACAAGGAAAAGCAAAAGTAAATGTCGAAGACACTGTGATTGAGGGTTGGGCAGACAACATCACTGAACAAAAACCTTACGTGTCTATGTACAAAGGTGATGACAACAAAATGGTTTATGATGTATTGGACAAAGAAGGCGAAAGTGCTTTCAAAAGCGATGACTACAAAATTGCCACAGACTATTTAAAAAAGAATTTTGATCAATTGTCAGGCAAAGAAACTGATGATGATGTTAACACAGCAATGACCCAAACTGCTATGGATGACGTAAACGAAAATCCAGAAACAGATTACGAAGGTTCGTTTGATTACGAGTTATACGGTGACGACGGCGAGACAGCATATGGCAAAATACACTACAAGGCAGTGAACGGAAAAGTTGATCCCAACTCCCTGCAGGGCGAATACGAGTATGAAGGCAATGCCAGAGTGGACGACGACCTTGCCACTCAAATGATTCAACCGGGCGGCGATGAGCATGACGAAGCATTGAAGGCCGCACAGGATGATTACGATTATGAAGCAAAAAATAAAAAAGAAAGCCAAGTCAACATTGATGATGAGTATAGGTTTCGTGACTGGTTGAAAAAAACACACAACAAACAAGTGCATGAATTGAAACCACAAGAATATGCAATAATTTCAAAACAGTATAGAGACGAAAAAAATAAAACAGAAGAACAACCTGTGGAAGAAGACGCAAGCGACGACGCATTGGCACAGGAATTAGCAAAATATTTCCATGGTATTGCGGATGGCTATCCTAAAGACCAGCACGGTGATCAGGAACACGAAGAAATGACTTCCATAGCGGATGCATTCAAGACCGATGGCCTACAGGCAGGCATGAATGACATAAACACATCAAGATTTGAATTTTCATCCAATCCTTTCGATCAGGATGGGTCAGGAGACATGGATGACGACATGATGATGTTGTTGAAAAAACACGGAGTATCCGCTAAAATGAAAGGCGCCCTCGCATACCTAGTGAAAGGTTCAAAAGCAATCACCAATCCGGAAGAAGAAACAGCAACAGAAGGCAATGACTTTGCTCAAGCAGTCAACAAAGCCAAAGCGGCTGGAATGAAACCAGGTGACAAGTTTGAAGTGGGTGGCAAAGAATACACTCTAAAAGATGCCATCGAACAGGCGGGTTTACAGTTGGAAACTTTCTTTGGTGAAGAAGAAGCAGAAGTAGAAACAGATACAAAACAACCTGCTGAATTAGATCATATTAAAAAACTCGCTGGTATCTAATTACCAAACAATCAAATAACAACATAACCAATTATCCATACACATTTCACTTGACCTTGTATAAATAAGTGTGTATATTACTCATTATGTCTAATATACATTTAGGCAAAACAAAACAAACATAGGCAAACAAGGAGGCTTACATTATGGCTACACTAGCAGAAATAAGAGCAAGACTTAAACAACAAGAAACAAGTCGCTCATCAACATCAACAATCGGCGGAGACAACGCCATCTACCCACATTGGAACATACAGGAAGGACAGGAAGCGGTCGTACGTTTCTTACCTGACAAGGATCCAAACAACACTTTCTTTTGGACTGAAAGAGCAATGATCAAATTGCCTTTCGCAGGAGTTAAAGGTCAAGCAGATTCAAGACCAGTACAGGTACAAGTACCATGTATGGAAATGTATGGAAAAACTTGTCCAATTCTAACAGAAGTTAGACCGTGGTTCAAAGATAAATCTATGGAAGACATGGGCAGAAAATACTGGAAAAAGAAAAGTTATATTTTCCAAGGTTTTGTGTTACAGAATCCATTAGCAGACGACAAAACACCTGAGAATCCAATCAGAAGATTCATCATTGGTCCTCAAATCTTCAACATCATTAGATCAGCATTGCTGGATCCAGAAATGGAAGAGCTACCAACTGATTCTGTGAGAGGTGTAGATTTTAGAATAACCAAAACTTCTAAAGGTGGTTATGCTGATTACTCTACTTCCAAATGGTCAAGAAGAGAACGAGCACTAGACGAAGCAGAGAGAGCGGCGATAGACAAGTATGGTCTACACAATCTCAATGACTTCAGACCTAAAGAACCAACAGATGCAGAAGTAAAAATAATCAAAGAATTATTTGAAAAATCTGTTGAGGGTGATGCATATGATCTAGAGAAATATGGTCAATATTTTAGACCAGCTGGATTAGCTAGTACAACTAATACTAATAATAATAATAATGGTAACAGTAATAGCACTAGTGAAACAGTATCAACAGTAGAAAAAGTAGAAGCAATAAAACCAGCATTAGAAACTAATACTGGTCCTATCACAGTTGCTACTACTGCTCAACCAGCTGGAGATTCTAGCAAAAGAGCAGAAGATATTTTGAAACTGATCAGATCTAGACAAACTAGCAAATAGGCACTATTTTATATTTGGCTTCAGTATTGACACTGGAGCCAAATAGTGTTATTATAAATTAAAAAAGTAAAAATATGACAAAACCATTTGACGCAACAAAATTTAGAAAAAGTATAACAAAATCTATTCAAGGACTAGGTATTGGTTTCAATGATCCTACAGATTGGATTTCAACAGGTAACTATGCTCTTAACTATCTCATATCAGGAGATTTCAATAAAGGCATTCCACTAGGCAAAGTATCTGTTCTAGCAGGAGAATCAGGAGCAGGTAAATCTTATATTGCTTCGGGTAATATTATTAAAAATGCTCAAGCACAAGGTATCTATGTTATCTTAATCGATACTGAGAATGCTCTAGATGAGGCGTGGTTAAAAGCTCTTGATGTGGACACATCAGAAGAAAAATTATTAAAATTAAGTCTATCCATGGTAGATGATGTAGCAAAAACTATTTCAGAGTTTATGAAAGGCTACAAAGAAGAACACGCAGAAAAAAGAGAAACTGCTCCAAAAATTTTATTTGTAATTGATTCTTTAGGTATGTTATTAACACCTACAGATGTTAATCAGTTTGAAGCAGGAGAAATGAAAGGTGACCTAGGAAGAAAACCCAAAGCACTAACAGCACTGGTGCGTAACTGTGTGAATATGTTTGGGTCTTACAACGTAGGATTAATAGCAACCAATCACACCTATGCATCACAGGATATGTTTGATCCAGATGATAAGATATCGGGTGGACAGGGTTTTATCTATGCATCATCTATTGTGATAGCAATGAAAAAATTAAAACTAAAAGAAGATGAAGATGGCAACAAAGTATCTGAAGTGAGAGGTATAAGAGCCGCTTGTAAAGTAATGAAAACTCGTTATGCTAAACCATTTGAAAGTGTACAAGTTAAAATTCCGTATGATACAGGCATGGATCCATATTCTGGACTGGTAGAACTATTTGAGAAAAGGGGTCTATTAACACAAACAGGGAATCGTTTAAAATATGTAGATTCCAAAGGCAAAGAGATCTTAGAGTTCCGAAAAAACTGGACTGGTGATAAATTAGACATAGTTATGGGAGATTTCCATAATGTCAAACAACCAGAACAGGAGACAGTAAATGATGGAGAATCAAATGACGCATGATCAAATAGAAGAAATTTGGACATCTATTTCTAGTTATCTTCCAGAAAGAGTTAAATTAGACTGTGCTGTGGATTATGTTAAAACACTGATGGATATTGGGATTGATACTCGAGTATTAAAAGCCGCAGGTGAGCACGATGATCGTTTAGAACAAGCAGTTAAAATTGTATTAGAAGATGAAGATAGCCTAGAAGAAGACGAGGGAGAAGAACAAGGTTATTACGACGAATAATGACTTGGTATAGAAAAATAAGTCAAGACATTGGTTTAATTCCAGAGTGTATTACTCATTTTGAACAAGAATTGGAAAAAGCCAAACAAGAAGTTAAAATTTACGGCAGTTTAGAAAAGGCATCTGCTTCTCTTCCAGGAGTAGTTGAACAACGTTTTAATCAGTTACAAGAGATTGAAGGTATATTAGAGTATCTCAATATTGAAAAAAGAAGATTACGTTCTCAAACGTTTCAAAAGTTTTTAGAAAATTATAACAGAGCATTAACATCACGAGATGCTGAAAAGTATGTGGATGGTGACAGTGATGTGGTTGATTTAGAAAAAATAGTAAATGAGTTTGCTCTGATCAGAAATAAATGGTTGGGCATTACAAAAGGTTTAGATCAAAAACAATGGCAACTTACCAATATCGTTAAATTAAGAGTAGCGGGAATGGAAGATGCTTCAATTAAATAAACTTAACGAAAAATTCCAATCAGACAAAGGTGGCAAACACTGTTACTTGGAAGAATATTATCAAAATAAATTTGATCCCATAAGAGAAACCACAAAAAAAGTTTTAGAAATTGGGGTATACGAAGGAGCGTCGATAAGACTATGGAAAGAATATTTCTACAAAGCCGATATCTATGCTTTAGAAAAACTACACAAAAGAGCGGGTATGTTCAAGAACGAGGAAAGGATACACCTTGTGATAGGAGATTCTATATCAGAAAAATCTTATAAACAATTACCAAACGATATTGATATTATAATTGATGATGGTTCTCACAACCCAGAAGACCAGTTTGCAACATTCCAACAAGCATTTACTAAACTTTCAAAGGGGGGATTGTATATCATTGAAGATGTGAGAGATATCAAACGATTATCAATTTTGTTTAAAGGTATTAATTTTAAAATTTATGATTTTAGAGATAAAGCAGAGAATGATACTGTGATATTTGAGATTGTTAAATGACAAATATTTTAAATTTAGATAGATTACAACTTTTAGATATACTTCCAAAAAACGGAACAGTTGTTGAGATAGGAGTTTACCGAGGAGAATATTCAGAACAAATTTTAAAAAAAACACAACCTACAGATCGGAAGAGCGTCGTGTAGGGAAAGAGTGTAGA